ACGAATGTTTTAAAGCCTAAACCTGCTGCCATCGTTTCTCCTTAATAGCCTAAAACGTCTGTGTTTATTATACCTAATGTCGCGCTATTCAGTATGAACCCAGTCACTAGGCTTTCACCTGTTATTACCGTAGTAATCATCCGGGCGTTACTCAAATCGTGCTGCAATCCTTGTACCAGTAGGGTCTGACTTGCCGTAGAACTACCCGGCATGGCTTTAGTCACGGATACGGCATCTAACAGCTCTAGATTCAACCCAGCCACAATTCGAGCGGTATCGGCAGCATTATCTAAACTCAATTGGATGGAGTCTATGCGTAGCTCTACATCTGAGCGCGTGGCTAGGATAATGCCAGCTGCATCTAGGGCTACTGCGTCAGTTTCCATGAGTAAATCCTTACGCTCACCGCTATGGGTAAAATAAGTATCTATGCTGCTCTGGTTCTTTTTATTCTGAGCGCTCCCACCTGCGCGGGTAATAGTCACATCATTAAGCAGAATGTCTGCGTCATAGTTAATCGTGGACTGCTGGAAGGCTATTCCTACGCCTGTGTCCGAGAAGGTATAAGCCACATTGTTAAGCGACTCGGCAATAGTTTCCGTGGAGAGGAAAGTAGCCCTACCTTCCGCATCAATAAAGAAACCGCCTAACTCGCTCTGCTCGACTGTTCGGATAGCGTCTAGGCTGTTACGTGACGTGCCGGGATCGGCTTGCAGGGTTATGTCGCCAGCTTCTATATCTCGAAGTCCAGAAGGGTAGGAAACCTGATCAAGGATTTTATTAACACGAGTGCCGGATAATTGCCCAGCACTTGCGCCGGTAACGGTGGTAATTAGTGCTCCATTAAGAATAGAAAAGGCATCCACGCAGCGTAGAGTCACCTTGCTAATCTCGTCCACACCTTGACTGAAATTTGTTATGTAATTGCTAATAAAGCCGGTGAATAGGTAATACCTAGTGCCGTTATAGTCTGCATAGATTTGAATCTTACGCAACGGGATTAAATCTGGGTAATAGGCTCCGGCGGGATTTTCCGGGTTCCAGTTGCCAGTATTGTCATAAAGCTCAACCACCGCATTACCGGCTTCAAATTGTGAAATGGTACGACTGCGACCCCTGCGAATTGATACGCTTTTGATAATGCTAGTTATATTCACATAATAAGCCGCTGAGTCTGCAATCTGCCCGAAGTCTAGTTGTCCATAATAAGGATCATTTAGGGTTAAAGGATTAACTAGGACGCTAATACCCGGTGAAAAATCTACAATAGCGCCAATTACCGGGGTACTCATTAGCCGCCAATCGCGGTGCTGGAAGTAACTAGCGGTACTCCCTGATCTTGTAACTTATACAATTCTCTAAGTATGGCAGCTGTAAAATCTTCCTGAGAAATAATTGAGCCTTCTACGTTTACCGATAAGTTTACCCCGCCGAATGGTTGCAAACTAGACAAGATATCCAAACCGCTTAGGTTAATTTCTTCTAATCCTGGCAACGTAAAATCAGGAAACAAGCCTAAATCGGTAGCATATGTAATCACGGTTTCGGCTTCTTTAATACTATCCGTTATTGCTATTGTCGCATCTTCGGCTACTTTTACTATTTCCTCGGTTGCACTTGTGGCATCTTCAGCAATAACTTCTGGCGCTTGTTGCAGTAATTCCTCAGTTGCACTTGTGGCATCTTCAGCAATAACTTCTGGCGCTTGTTGCGCTAATGCTTGTGCAGCTGATAACGAGGCTAATTCAGCCTTCAGAGCCTGTACCCCAGCGATACGCGCCGCTATATAGTCATCCCAGCCGGGGAATGGATCTCCGGCCTTAATATCTTTGATATCTTTATCAAGGTCTGCCGCTGCGTCTTTCTGAGTTTTGAATAAGTCTGGATACTCTGCAAATGGATCCCCGCCTTTAATGTCTTTGATATCTTTATCTAAAGCATCTCTTTCCTTTTTCTGCATCGCCCAATAAGCGCCCCAGAAACTAAACGGATCGTTAGCATCAAACGCGTTGAGGTCTTTGTCTAAATCATCCCGCTCTTTCTTTTGAGTAGCGAAATAAGTAGACCAGAAAGCGAATGGATCGCTAGCCACGAATTTAGACATGCTCTCGGCTAACAGTTTGGTATCGGCTTGTGCTTTAGCTAAGTCGGCAGTTAATTTAGCGGCCTTTGCAGCATTTTCATCGATAATCGCTTGCATCAATTGTAGGCGTAACTTTTCTTCCGCCGTAATTTTACCTTGCAGCGCCGCCTGTATTTGTATCTGCTCCATGTCAAACACGGTCTTAGCTTTGGCTAACTTTTCGGTATTCGCTTTATCTTTAGCAATTTGGTCTATCTGCTTCTTACGCTCGGCAGTTATTTTCTTTTCTGCCTTAAGTAGATTATTGCGCGCTCTTAGACTTGCACGTCCTCGCTCGTTTTCTAGGCGTGATGCTTCGGCTTGATTCTTTACTAGGCTTTTAACCGCTTTAGCAAATAGGCTATCGCTTTCTTGTAACGCATTTGTGACGTCAGTTATTAACGTTGAATAAAAGCCGGTAGCCTCACCAGCTACATAACCAAACGCATCACCTAAACCGATAACCTGTTTTTGTAAATCTTCTACCGCTACGTTTGAATTTTCTAAACCTTTAACAAAACCAGCGCCAAAAGCCTCTTTAGCTTGATCTGTGGCGCCAGCGAGCCTTGCCATTTTACCGGCAAGAGTATCGGCAGCCTTAGCCGATGATCCTTGAAACTTATCGCTTAATTCTGTTAATACATCATCAAAATCTCTGGCCTTTAAATCGGCAGTCGTATAGCCAATTCTTAGACGCGCTAAAGCAGTAAGTTCGCCTTTATAGCCACGCTGTAGCGCATTAGTAATGGTATTAAGATCCTTACCGGTAGCGGCGCTTATATCTAACGCTACATTTAATAACTTTTGCGCTGTGGTCGCATCATTGGTGGCTTGTGATAAAGAGATAAAGGCTGAGTTAAGTCTATTGCCAGCAATACCGGTTAGTAATTCTAAATTGTCTATGTATTCATCGAGAAACGGTGCAGCAAATCCTAGGTTAATGGCTTCTAATTGAGCACGTAATTGTGCCGCTTCTTTTTCGGCTTCCATAAAAGCCTTGACGGATTCTTTACCAAACTTTACTGCTGTCGCTACTGAAAAAAGTTGTGCAAACTTCTTGCCCAGCGCTCCAAACGTCTTATCGGCTTTCTTAGCAGCTCTATCGTCAAACTGTGTAAGGATTGGAAATACTAAGGCCATTACGCTTTATCTACCTCTCGCTGCAAGGTTTTAATCGAGTCATCAATTGCTTTAAGTATCTCATGTTGAACGCGAGATTTACGAGAGGCTAACGCCGCACCCATCAAGCGCCCACGTGTCTTATTGGTCGTTCCTGCCTGCTCTAATTGACCAAACTGGTTACTGATTGCATCGATGAAGTGTGCGCCGGTAGGTGCGACACCGCCGGGATTCTTACGCCCTGCAGTTTCAATGATTGCACCGGCAGCGTTTTTATTTAGCATCGAATAAAGAGCTGAGAATCCCGATGGTGAGGCTTTCTTTTTAGCCATGCTGTAAGTAAGACCTTTACGCACTAGCGATGGGTCGTATTTAGGGAAACCTCGACCTCCACCGTTTTCTTTTGACTTTTGAACGGTATCGCCAATGAAGTTAGTAAGCCCGGGTATGGTAGGCGTAATCTCTGACCGCGCTGCATCCCGCACTTCTTTCATAGCGCCAGCGATGCGCGTATTCATGTCTTTAAATAACTGAGGATTTACTTTACGCAAGATTCTCCTAGCGTCTGCCACGCCTTTGACTACGGTTGGCATTTTTCTGATCCTCTGCTCGCTGTTTTAAAACTTTATAGATCGCATTAAGAAGATCACGATCCATGTTGATAATTTCGCTAGGCGCAATACCTAGAGCTACCACTAATTCAGCTACGCGGTAAGTCCAAGTATCACGCGCTAGCCATTTGGGGAGTCGTCCGCTACCACCTCTACTGCACGTAAGGTTTCTAGGAATTTGTCCCCAAATGGATAAACTTCGGGAGCGCCTGACCTACGCAGACACTCCCACGCTAGCCAATAAATATCGCTTTGTTTTTGATCCTCGCGGAACGCCTTAAAGAAACCTTTTTTGGCGTACTGCTCAAAAGCGTATTCAATTGCCGGTGTAATCTCATGGACGCTCTCGCTTCCATCTGCCCTCTTAACCTTTAGACTAGCCATTGTTGCCCCTTTATGTAATTAGAACGTGCCGGTGTCGGCGATTGTTACGACTGAGTTTAGTGTAAAAGTAATATCTTGTGTTCCAATATCGCCAACTGCACCGTTGATTGGAGTCAAATTATTGACCAAAATATCAAAGGTGTAAAGCGGATTGGTTGCACCGACAGCAGTTAGCTTCTCTTGTAACATCTTAACGGCAACGGTAGTGCCGAAAGCTGCGCGAAGTGTTGCCATGACGTTTGCGGACGCTGTATCGTTCAAAAACGAAACTGTGAGAGTGCCTGATTCTAAGCCCTTTACAAACTTGTGAGCCGTGTCACCCATCGCTGTAACTTCTAGCTCGTCTGCTGCCTGATTTAGCGTTACAGATGTAACGTGGTCGCTAAGATCAACGGCGTTAATCTTAAGACCGACTTTGTTGTTTAGAAAAACAGCCATTGACTATTCCTCATCTTTCTTAGCGGTTGGTTTTGGGGTTGCATCCGCGGGCTTGACCTGACCGATCTTGATCAGAAAAGCCTCGCGCTCTTTGTCATTATCAGCCATTTTTTAGCTCCAATCGGATAGAACGCTGATGGTTACTTCACCGGAAAGTAGATCGCCTACTGTTCCGGCTAATACTGCTGGTGCGCTAAAAGTGCCAATCGAATAAGCGATAGACGATGCTTCTAGCTTCTCAACTATTTTGAGGTAGAAATCTTCAATGTTTATTAGGTTGCCTTGATTATCAAACATCGGTGCGAGCACGATAAGTTTAAAATTTACTTTTGGTTTCACCGTCGCGTAGTGATCATTGGAAGGCTCGATATAGGGATCATCGGGCTGGACAACAATACTGTTAGCAAGCGGGCTAGCAGGTGGGAAGGAAAACACCTGCCAGACCGCATTATCACTAAGCGCAGTCGCG